AGAGGCGAGGACGAACTTGTGGCAATGGTCCAACAGCGCAATCGACGGCCAAACCTGGAACAACGTAGGCACTCACATGACACTGACGGCAGGCCAAACAAGCCCAGCTGGAGATTCAACTGCCATCCGAGCGGCTGATGTTGATAGCGCTACTTCTGGAACATTTATTCAACGCACAACGGTGGCGCCAGCGCTGACTGCTGGTACGTTTGTAAGTTACTCAATTTTTATTAAACCTATTAACATTCCCAACACTATTGGAATTGCTATCTTTGCAAACGTTACAACTGATGGAGTAACTGGAACGTTTACTGTTTCGGGCACTGCAATTACAGGTTTTACCATAAGCACTAACGGAAGTGGTGGTAGTGGCTCAGCTTCTTACATTGCTTATCCAAACGGTTGGTATCGAGTAATTGTTTCAGGCATTCCAAGCACGGTAACAATGGCAGATTGCCGGGTTCGCATCAACCTTGGTTCATACACTAGATCAACAGGCACCGCTCGCTTTGATTGGTATGGCGGTCAGCTTGAAAACAACGCTTTTGCGTCCTCATACATCCCAACCACCGGAACAGCTGGAGGCGCAACCCGCGCCGCAGATGTGGCCAGCATTACCGGGTCAAACTTTGGTGTAACCAGAACTAATTTATTAATTTATAGCGAAGACTTTGATAATGCAACTTATACATTAACTTCTGCTACTATTTCGCCAAATGCTGTTGTAGCACCTAATAATTCTTTAACTGCAGACACAGTAAATTCTTCTGGTACTGCTGTTGTTTCTCAGTCATATACCAAAGCAGCTTCATCAATTACTTATACGGCATCTTTGTTTGTAAAAGGAAGTGTCACTGACTTTAGTTTAACAATTGATGACGGAACACCAACAAACCGTGCCCGCGCCAGATTTAACTTAGCTACTGGAGCACCGGGGTCAATACTTAGCGAAGGCACTGGATTTTCAGCAACAAGCGGTACAATTGAGCCATTTCCTAATAATTGGTACAGAATTACCGTAACTACAACAACTAATACAACAACAACAGCACGCCATCGTTTTTTTTGGAGTGGTAGTGGTACGTCTGTTGATGTTTGGGGCGCCCAACTAGAAGCTAGCTCTGCAGTAACACCGTACATTCCATCAACGCAGACGTTCACAAGTCGCGCTAGTGGTGCTTCATACTTCGATGTAGCAGGTGTGTTGCGATGGAAGCCGCAAAACCTGCTGTTGAGGAGTGAGGAGTTTGATAATACTGGAGCGTGGACTAGAGGAGTAGGACTTTCTGTTGCGCCCAACACGACAATTTCTCCTATTGGAACACTTACTGCTGACACGATAACAGGTGATCAAAATATAGATATTGGTCAAACTATTGCAGCAGCAATTGGCATAACGTACACTAATTCAGTGTATGTAAAAGCCGGAACCGCTACATCGCTAATGTTCCGCGATGACACTGGAACAGGTCGTCACATTATTTTTAACCCATCAACCGGAGTAATTACATCACAATCTGGAACTTTTGTTTCAACACCTACATCACAACCTTTGGGCAATGGGTGGTACAGATATTCAATGACGTATGTTGCAGACGCTACATCTCTGCGTAGCCTTATTAGGTTCATGAGCGCAGGGTCGGCTCAAACATATGTAGTCTGGGGTGCTCAACTTGAGCAGATTGCAGGTTCTTTTACGACCCCTGGAGAATACATTCCTACTTTAGGTACAGCAACAGGTGGCGCTCGCAACTCTGCATACTTGCCAGATTCTAGTGGTGTATTCCGCAGTGCTGGATTGTTGTTATTGGAAGAGGCGAGGACGAACCTGCTGTTGCAGTCGGAGAATTTTGGCACCACTTGGACACCAAATGGACTACTAGCATTTGGTAGTGGTTCAACGCTAAACGCATTAACAGCACCAGACGGGCAAGCGACGGCAGATTTAATTACCGAAAATACTTCAAACAGTCAACACAATGTTTATCAAATTTCTACAACTATTGGAGCCAAAAGATTCTCTGTTTTTGCCAAGCAAGGCCCTGGAGCGCGATTACTTCGTTTAATTGATTTCAATGCTACAGATGGCGGTCAAGGTGAAACTTATTTTAATCTTTCAACCGGAGCAGTGGTCAGTGGACCCGGAACAATTCAGGCACTGCCTGATGGATGGTATAGGTGCTCAATTCAATCAACTACCACCGTAACGTCAACGTATTTTATTTCTATTGCAACAAGTGCATTAGCGTTTGTTTATGCTGGCGACGGCGCCAGCGGCCTTTACCTCTGGGGCGCCCAGCTAGAAGCCGGAGCTTTTCCCACCTCCTACATCCCCACCACGTCCGCAACCGTAACCCGCGCCGCAGACGTAAGTACAAGTACAGCTACAAGTATATTTGAAAGCTCCTTCTATAACCAGACGGAGGGGACGGTGTTTGCGGATGGATCTACTTCTTGGGCGTCAGGCAACTTTGTCGGTTCTAGCGATAACACAAACAATAATCGTATTTTTATTGGAATTGCATCTGGCCCTGCATCCCGGCTTTTAATTACAACAAGCGGAAGTTCCGTAGCAGCAATTACTGTTCCTTATGCGTTGAATACGCTTTTACGAGGCGCGGGTGGTTACAAGGAAAATAGTTGTCAATTTGCGGCCAATGGTGTGTTGGGAACAGAAGATACAAATTGCACAATTCCAACGGTAAATAAATTATCCATAGGATCAAATACCACTTCTAGTGACTTTTTCCTCAATGGCACCATCCGCCGCCTCACCTACTGGCCCACCCGCTTTGCTAGCACCACTCTTGAAACCATTACCCGACCATGACCCACTTCCTACGCTTCCCCGACGCTGACGCCTGGACCGCTGCTGCCACTGAGGCCGGGTTCATCACGGATGACACCTTTGCCGCCTACACCCATGACCGTGCGATCGACGTAGTTGGCGCTATCACCCGTGGCGGTGAATACGACCCAGAAACTGGTGATGTGATTGTCGCGCCTGAAGTGCTCGACGGCTGGCACATTAACTTTGCTGGTGAGCTGCCGGATGGGTGGGAGCAGTATGCGGTCAGTCCCGAGCGGCCAGTACGGGTGTTCGCTGGGTAAAATCGGTATAATGTCTAAATACTTCTAAAACCTGATGAGTTATTTTGAAGGCTACCAGCAAACAGTGTTCTTTAATCCGAACACCCTGTTTGTACCTGGAGTCACTGAAGCCTACGATGTTTATACGACTAATTATCTGTCAACACGTAACTACACGCTTTTGGTTACTGTGCAAGACATCGACACCAGTGTTGTGGTGAGGCTTGAGGGTAGCACGGATGATGCCACTTTTGGTGCCATGATATCCAATACCATCACAGAAAACGGCACGTATGCTTACAATGTTGTCGGGTTTCCGGTTCGCAAGGTGCGAGCAAATTTTTTAAAAGAAACAGGAGGGACTAACGCAAGCGTTACTTTTAAGATTGCTGCCAACTAAATCAAAGGCCAAGATCTAAACCACTTAGTAATTACATACTTCTCCCCACTCACTGGTGGACAAGCCTCATGTAGAGTTTTTGGATTTGGTATTCCATTTCTGTAAAGGTTGTTCCAGAAGACGGCCATACCTTGTTTGGGTTTAATTTTTAACTTAAGGTGTTTAAAATACGTTTCTCCGCCCTCCTTTACGTCATTTAAATAAAGCATAAACGTCCAAGTACGCTGGCCCATCCACTCGGTATATGTTTTATATTCCCTTGTTAATGGATGAAAATAATCTGTATGAGCTTTGTAATATTGCCCTGGCTTATATTTTTGTGTTTGCATAATCTCCCCAGTAAACGGATCTAGTCCTGTAAATGTTGTTATTTTGTTGTCAATCTCGTTTAAATAAGAAGAAGTAAAGTAAGCTAGATCAGCAGTTTTGCTTGTTCTGTCTTTTGATAGCACGACTTTGTCTTTAACATTAGACACGGTTGAAGGTCTTAATTTTTTATTGGACTCTTCTATCAATGTTTGACAGTCTTCGGGAGTTAAAAAATTGTCAAAAGTGTAAAACTGTGTAAATGGGTATTTGTATTGAGTTGTTCCTATTTTGAATTCTCGGTTTGCTATTTCTTTGTAATCAATTTCTTTTGGTTTAACTTTCAAGTTGCAAATATTTAAGATTTGTGTCAGCTGTTCTTCCGTCAAGTTGAACGTATTTTTGATATGACTAAGGGTTTGGACTTTGCTGACGCCGCTTACGGCGGCTTTCATCAGCTCATAAGCAATCTCAGTTTGGCCCATGTTTCAATTGTGGTTTAGATAAAATATAGTAGGTGAAAGAATCTTTAGCAAGTGGAACCTCTAATAGTTATTTTTGGTTTTACTTTCTTTACCGCCTACAGCGTCGGAACCTGCCTTTTGAACCATAAACAGGCACGCAATGACCACCGATCCAGCGACAAGCCAGTATTTAAAAACGTATATATCAGAAAGGCTGCCTACCTTGGAACAAGGGACTCTTGATCTGCCTAGCGACCTACCAGGATTCACACAGGATCAACGGTATGCCACGTTACGCGATCCGGTTTACCAAGGTTAGTGCTTTTTTAATCACGGCTGTTAGAATTACGTCATAGATTGGGCGATTTAATGGACGCCAATGCTCTAAACCTGCCGGTTGATCAGGAGTTTGCCGTGCATGCGGCTGCTTTTGCGATCAAAGACCTGGACCGAGACGAGTTAGAAGAAGCGTTCATTGACATGCTTCATCAGAAAATGATGGATCGTCAATTGTTCTTCAATATCTTGAAAGAACACGGTATTGACGCTGAAATCAATTTTAATTACCTCACCGCCAATCAACTTTCTTAAGACTCATGCCTACTCGCACTATCAAAGGCACTTTAAATAATCTGCAGCTCAGTACAGGTACTACGGAAATCACTTACCTGGGCCCTACTCTTGCGGGTAACACTGGCGATCTCGTTCGCGGTTTCCGCGTGAACCCCTCTACCACTGGCGACATCATCATTAGGATCGATAAAAGCGCCGCTCTTCTTGATATTGAAATTTTTCAAGAAGACGCATACAACACAGGCAACGCCCCCACTGGTTACCAAAAGATTTTCAATATTGGCAAAGCTGGTAAAGGTAAGGGTGCCGTTGCTGTGACCGTTACCAACGCAGCAAAAGATTATGTTGTGCTTTTAACGTTTGACAGCTATGCTGACGCTGAGTATGTCGGTGCCGTGGTTGTCCCCTAAGGAATACAACAGCCCTTTTCTTAACGACACAGCCGTTAAGCTTATACAAATCTACACTCCGGCCAGGACCGACTGCGGTTTTGGCCGTTTTGCTGGGTACAAAACTGAACACGGTGAGTGGCGTATCGGCTATGGCAGCAAGCGCCTAGGTAAATCTTGGGTTGGAATGTTTACCAGGGCAACAAAGAAAGAAATAGATGAGCAGTTGATAAAAGACCTAGAAGAGTTTGCCGATAAGATTCAGCACTACGTTGTCATGCCGACTGCACCTAAAAAACGTGCTGCGCTTCTTAGTTACGCACACAGCATTGGACTAGCTGCTTTTAAAGAATGCCAGCTTCTGCACTTGGTTAATAAACGGGCAAGCAAGAACGCTCTCATTAAAGAGTGGAGCCCATTCATCAACCCCTCATATCGCAGCTGCAATCCGTTCCTAAAAGAACGCCGACGAGTTGAACTGAATACTTACTTGGCGCCAGATGCTCAGGTTCCTTTATTTACTGAACACAAGTGCCTTCTAAAACACTGTTTGCTTAATATCGGGGAAAACTATATGGGCACTCCTAATCAAATTAAAGCAATCGAATACTTAGAGCGAAAAATTGTAGAGTGGGATCCCACTGGGGAAACTATTCGTCGTTTTTTTCGTTACTGGAATCAAGAACAGGGGGGATTGGGGTCCCCCAAGAACTTTTAGTATCTTGCAACCAGTCCAGCATGTCCAGCAGCTGTAGTTCGGGGCAATACTCGTAAAGAATTTTATCGTAATCCATGGTATTCGCATGAAGCGATTAATCGCTTCAAGTACCATTCTGCCTTCTTTAAATCTTGAAGGGAGTTTCCTTTGTCTTCATAACGCCACAAATACTTTTGGATGTTGCCTTTTAGGTAACCGCAAAAAGCTTCATTGGTCATCGCCGCTTCAATTGCATCAATGCACTCCACTGTTCCAGCTGCATAGTGCGACGGACTATTAACCAAATCTTCCATGAGTTTGCTGCTGTCAGAATGGTTCTATGAACCACCAGAGTAGCACTGATTACGACGTTGACAATCGGTACAGCGGTACTCAGGATGCCGTAGACAACGAGCAGGGCAAAAGAGCCGCAGCAAAGGCTGTAGCTCAACGTAGGGTTGCACAACGCTCTGCCGTGGCGGAAGACCGCAGGGAAGACGACCGCTTCATTGTTTCGGGACCTGGCGACTCCACTTACTCCTTTAAGAACGCCTACGGTGCCCCACGCAGCCCAACACAGCGTCGTCTTGAACGTCTTAATCAGTAAATTACCTTTCCAAGGTGGGAAAAAATCTCAATAAATTTGTCGGCCTGGTTAAATCCCATCTCAGCACGCGGAAGGTAAACAAAGTATCCCCAAGTAAAAGGTCCGGCAATAGTGGTCAGCGTTTTACCGTGTATTAAATTACACCTTTTCTCTGGAATACAAACCGGGTAATTCCAGATTGAAAGGTTGGTTCGCATGGTTTCATGGTTTGTGCTAAAAAACAACGCTTCCCTTATGTTTCTCATCTTCCATTCTCTTTCTAACCTGTTAAACCAAATTGCAGACGGTGCTTTACATAAAGGCCCCCCGCCACGCAGCCCCCATCTCCAGGTTCCACGTTCTTTATTGAAGGAACACCTACCATAAGTCGGAGGGAATAAGTAAGTTGTCCCAGTCCAAGGGATTTCAATGTTTAGCCCATCTTCCTTGAGCGTATAAATCTGTTTAGCCCTTAGAAATTGATCGTTGGCCAGGTGTGTTGAGCAAGGATCTAAATCTATGTCCCCAAGGAGGGCGTCAATGTAAGGTAAATATTCGACCGGAGTTAACCAGTCATTAACAACATTACCTATCCTGGATAAAAACTGGCGCTTAGGCAGCCAAGGTCTTGCACTCACGTAATAATCATCCCCCCTGATCCTTTTGTAGGTTGGTCACGTTTGTAATGAACTAAAGACATTTCTTTTTCGTCTTGAATTATAAAAAGGGCTTCTTTGAGCGGGTTTAAGGACTCTCCCCTGGCAATAGCTTTTTGCATTACCTCTGCTGGACCCTCCATTTCCTGCCGCTTAAAATCATCCAAAGCCGTAATCATATGCGACACCGTCAAATAAAACATACTGTCCTCCTCTTTCTCTGCCTGGGGGACATACACCATGGCACCTGGACCTTCTTGAGCGTAGAAAGTCTCAAAAAAATCGCACATGTCAGCACAAATTCGCTCAATTGTGAGTTGAGTGAGGAGCTTTTCTTGCTCAGTCGGATTCGACAGTTGCAGTTTCGAGATCAGTTCCTTGCGTCGGTTGGTCATTTTTAATAAATTCGGAGAGTCCGGAGCGTTGGAGGGTTTGGCGGATTTTGGCTAGTGGCTCGTAAATGACCACAGCTTTGCCCATGTTCCCTATTTTTTTAACTAGCTTACCGCTTTCATCTTTAACTTTGGCAAGTTCGCCTTGCCGTATAAGATACTCAGCTACGCAACGATATCGACGTTTTGTAATTAGATCAATGTCCGGGAATTTTTCACAAATGGTGGCGGGCTTCATATCGCTAAACGTAACCCTGATTTGATCCGCCAGGGAAAAGCCAAGAATTAGATCATTTGTACTAGTCTCGTATGTTTTTAGTAGTTCTAGATAGCGTCGAAGATCTGGGGTTGTAAAGCTTCCAGAAGGAGGTATAAACATACTTGCTTGCTCCGCTAGGGAAGGCTTCAGCAATTCTTCATAATTCGCAACTGTTACATCTTCGACGACCAAACCACTGAACCGATAACTCAAGTACCGCCTTGGCTTAGGGGGCGCAACAAAAGGTACCTCTTCTTCCTCCTCCGGAGGAGTGTCTAGCCACTCTTCTAGATCCATTGACGGTAACATTTATCTTTCGCTACAGCTTAACGGTTTTTTGAGGTTTATTCCACTGCTGGCGGTGATCAATTTTTAAAACCCATTCGGCATAGTCCCGTTTCTTTTCCATGTGTTTAAGATCACCAGGTTTTGGCCTGCCGCCGTAGTTACAAGCCTCCCATAAAGCCTTAGCTATCAGCCGTTGTTGAGATGTCATCAAAACTTTCCAAAGCACATCAGTGGACACTTTTGATAAAAGTTCGCTAAACTCATCCATATCAGTACACTCGCCCACATGAAACGCCCTATCACCGTTGCAGAGCTTTTGCTGGTCCTGATTCTCGGCCCCCTTGGCGTCGTCGGGATCCAACATCTCTATGGGTTTGTCACGAGTAAAATCAGTGTAACAGTACAGCTGAAGTAGTAGTTAAAATGGGTTCTCCAAAGCCGACAGTCATTACTCCTCCGCCTCCGACGGTGTACCAGTCGGTTCAACCACTGGCGTCCTACCAGATGACAGGTGACTTTCTGAAGCGCCTTCAACAACAAACCAATACAGCTCAACAACAGCTTTACTCGCAATCAGGTACTCCTGGTGAAATTGGGGCGCGTCAAGCAGAAACCCGTATGCAAGCTTCAGGTGCTTACCTTTCTAGCCTCCCCACAGGAGATAAGTACACTCGCGCCAACTCAGGTGTTTCAGATCAGTACGCCCCGGTGCGGGAATCAAGCCAGACAGCTTACTCAGGAGCACAAAAAGATTATGCCGACGCCTTGGCAAAATCAACCCAGGCCCCACCACCGGCATATACCGATCAAGACATGGAAGCTCCTTCATGGGCTAAATCGACAATCCCTGAAGGGATGCCTGGGTACGGAGAAGCTAAAGAAGCCGAAGCTACCACGACCCCTAAAAGATTTTCTCTGGCAAAGTCTGGCATCCAGGGCCGCCCTGGGCACGGCTTCGGTTTTGGTGGCCGAGGATTAGGCGGCTGAACTTGCTTTAATCTTCTTTAGGCTCTGTCGCAACATACTCAACTACTGGTAGCTGATGTGGGTCAAATCCGTCTACCAGTCCAGTATTTTGCGGTTCTTCCACCCAATCGGTGTACACATCTTTAAGAACCTCATAGCTTTCGATAGGGATCAGCATGAGGTCACCCTTCTCATGCAGAATCCTGTAGTGTTCTTTGTTGTTCGCTACATCGTCAAAGATTGTTTCGAAATTTTCTTCCAGTTGCTGTAGGGTGACAACCTTCATGGTTTTCTTGACAGTTCGTTACAGGTTAGCAGATATTCCGTCAGGGTGAAACCCCTGCACGTGTGTAACCTAGTCCACTGGTTGATGAGTAAGGGTAGCTTGTTTTTACTCTTGTTGAATCTGTAATTAAACCAAAGTCGAGTACTTCTGTGACGGGCTCGGGAACACCTTCGAAATTTAAAATTTCTTCAACAGAATCTACTACAAAGCCCCAGTCAGAGAGCGATGCAAAAAGCGTGAACGAATAGGTTGTTTCTAGGTAGCGGATGTCGTTGGTAATCAGTATTATGTAAGTACCTGGTGCTAAAAAAGTACTTGGGTAATCGTTTAAATAAGCCGCCGAAGTGGGATCAGAATCTCCTTCCGCGATACTGGCTGATGGGCAAATAAAACCGTCATCATTAATTGGTAATTCAAGTCGGTGCGTTCCGTCTTGAATTGTATAAGCCGCAATAATTGTATTGCGATTGGTATTAGATTGATAAGAGGTGGGACTGTAATTTTGTGTAATTTGAATAGAACGTGCTCTGGTTAAGGTTAACTTATAAAAAGAAGATTGTTTTCTAGTATTGCCACCGTGAGTATTGCTTAGTGTAATAGAACGCGAAATAGCAGAAAAATCTCCAATATCTGCAGGATTGTTAATACTGTCTCCCAGTTGCGCCGGCAGCGGGTCACTTCCAAAATACGACGTGGGTCCATACGCTGTGGGCCCGGTCCCACCTGTGGGGTAAGCTTCTACGGTTCCTAATGCGTAAAAACCAAGGTTAGTTGGAAGTGTTGTTAAAAACCGACCCATTTTCTCTTCTTCTGGTACACCCAGTCTAGCAAACAGTTAAGTAGCAGCTTCTTTTTCTTCTTTAGTTGCCAAGCCAGTGTAAAGACCGTTAGTCCTGCCGCTTTTTTGGTACAACTCTTCAAGTGCAATAGTCCGTTCAGGATAGTAACCCTCTTCTTCTACGGTTTTAATTAACTCATAGCCGAGGCGCTTTTCAAGGCACCTAAGCTCCAATTCGGCCTCATCCCTGGTGTCAAACCACTCCGTAAAATGGGCTTCAGAGCCAATACGGATATGGCCTGCATATTTAGGGTCAGGTACGTGCCACCCGCTAGGCACTATCTGGCTGATTTTAGAGTCTATTTTCGAGGATGTCTCGGTTTGCACGGGCGTGTTCAAAGATGTTTCCATAACTCAAATTAACGACTGAGACACTGGTAGGGACGGAAATTGATTCTACCTCACGTAGCCGTAAGTGAAGCGGATTGCAGCACAAAATTGAGCACCCAGGTTGGTGGAAGGTCCGCATTTTTCCTGTAAACCCACGTGAAGTCCACATAGCAACACGCGCTGCAGACTGGGTTTTGCCACTAAAGAAAGGAGCAGGGAAGTAAGCCTGTGTCTCTGTTTCTTTTTTCTTCGTGGCGCCGAGCCAATGCCAACACTCATCTTGTCCCTTTCTGTCCACTTTGTCCCAGAACTTCTTCACTTGCCAGTAGGTGTCAAAGTCAAAGTTCTTGACATCGATAGTGCACCTACCCTTTTCAATCTCGTCCATGCAGTCCAGGCACTGCCCCATCAAACCAAAATTACCTTTATGGCCGGGGTGATTTCGTTTGTACCACGGGCAGCTAATTGATTCTTCTATTTTT